TTCAGGACGAATCCACCGCCGAACTGGAAGCCTCTATCCAGAGCATCGAGGAGACGAACCGGAAAGTCCGGGCCAACCTCGAAAAAGCCCGCGCCGAGGACGAAGCCGCCAAGTACGCCAGCGACTACGACAAGCTTACGGATGCCATCGAGCAGAAGCGCAAAGAGCGTCTGGCCCTACTGAACGGTGCCGACCTGCCCCTGCCGGAGCTGAGTGTAGAGGACGGCGCTCTTACTTATAAAGGCAAGCGCTGGCGGGATATGTCCGGCAGCGACCAGCTCCGGGTGTCTGCGGCCATCGTCCGGCGGCTGAACCCGGACTGCGGCTTCGTCCTTCTGGACAAGCTGGAACAGATGGACATGACCACGCTGGAAGAGTTCGGCCACTGGCTCGAAGCGGAGGGTCTGCAGGCCATCGCCACCCGCGTCTCCACCGGCAGCGAGTGCCAGATCATCATTGAGGACGGCATGGTCAAGGGTGCTGACCTGCCTGTCCTGTCCGCCGCACCCACGCAGACCAGAACATGGACGAAAGGAGCTTTCTGATGAGCAGCTATTCCATCACCACCGGCATTCTGAACACCCCGGTCAAGGTCGTGCTGTACGGCCCCGAGGGCATCGGCAAGAGCACATTTGCCTCTCACTTCCCGGACCCCGTTTTCATCGACACCGAGGGCGGCACCAAGCGGCTCAATGTTGCCCGCCTGCCCCAGCCCACCAGCTGGGCCATTCTGCTGGACGAGGTGCGGGCCGTCACCCTGGGCGAAGTTTCCTGCGGTACGCTGGTCATCGACACCGCCGACTGGGCCGAGCGTCTGGCCATCGACGCCATCTGCGCCAAAGCCAAGGTGGACGGCCTCGAGGGCTTCGGCTACGGCAAGGGTTACACCTACGTAAAGGAGGAGTTCGGCCGGCTCCTCGATGCCCTCGAGGAGGTGCTGAACAGCGGCCACCATGTGCTGATCCTCGCCCACGCCGCCATCACCAAGTTCGAGCAGCCGGACGCGGCGGGCAGTTATGACCGCTGGACCATGAAGACCACCAAGCAGACTGAACCCCTCCTGCGGGAGTGGTGCGATATGCTCCTCTTCGCCAACTACCAGACCATCGTAGAAAAGAGCGGCAGCGGCCCCAACGCCAAGAACAAAGCCACCGGCGGCAAACGGGTGCTCTACACCACCCACCACGCCTGCTGGGACGCCAAGAACCGCTTCGGCCTGCCCGATGAAGTCCCTTTCGACTATGCCAGCATCGCCCACTGCATCACCGGTCCGGCCTCTGCGCCGCCTGCCGCCCCGAAGCCCGCAGCACCCGCCGAAAAGGACATTCTTCCCCCTCCCAGCGCACCGGCCGCACCGGCACCGCAGCCCAAGCCGCAGCCGGAATCGCCCCGGGAGACCGTTCCCGAAGCCCTGCTGACGCCCGACCTCATGGCGCTGGGCGTCCCCGAAAAGCTGGCCCCGCTCATGAGCGCCAACAACGTCACGCCGGAGGAATTGCAGTTCGTCGTGGGCAAGCGGGGCTACTTCCCGGCGGATATGCCCATCCGGGACTACCCCGCCGACTTTGTGGAGGGCTGTCTCGTGGCCGCATGGCCGCAGGTGCTCCAGATGGTGCTGGATAACCGTGACCTGCCTTTCTGATTTCTTCCTCATAGGCTCCCCTAACAGGGGAGCTGGCTGCCGCAGGCAGACTGAGAGGTTCACACATTATTATAAAGGAGAATACTTATGGCTGACATGAATACCACTACCGACCGCGCTCTTGGCTGGGACGACGAATTTACCAACGTCTCGCAGGACTTCGTGCTCTTGCCCGAGGGCGAATACTATTTTGAAGTCACCGGGATGGAGCGCGCCCGCTTCGAGGGCAGCGCCAAGCTGCCGCCCTGCTCCATGGCAAAGCTGACGCTGAAGATCTTCGGCGGCGCTCTGGGCGATACCACCGTCACCCACCGCCTCTACCTCCACACCAAGACCCAGGGCCTGCTGGGCGCGTTCTTCGAGAGCATCGGCCAGTGCAGGAAGGGTGACACCTTCCGCCCCCGCTGGAACGAGGTCGTCGGCGCCAAAGGCCGCTGCAAGCTGGGCGTCCACGATTACGTCAAGAAGAGCGGCGACCCCGGCCAGAGCAATGAAGTCATCCGCTTCCTGCCGCCGCCTGAAGAGAAAGCCGCGCCCTCTCAGGGCTGGACGCAGGGGGCATTCTGATGGGAGAAAAACAGGCTCTGCGCCCCTATCAGGAAGCCGCCCGGAAGAGCATCCACACCGAGTGGGAAAATGGCCGTCTCCGCACCCTGCTGGTGCTGCCCACCGGCACCGGCAAGACCATCGTGTTCGCCTCCGTCGCCGCCGATCAGGTGCGGGCGGGCGACCGGGTGCTCATCCTCGCCCACCGGGGCGAGCTGCTGGAACAGGCGGCAGATAAGCTTCAGCGCTCCACCGGCCTCGTCAGCGCGGTGGAAAAAGCCGAGTCCACCTGCCTCGACAGCTGGTATCGGGTGGTGGTCGGCTCTGTTCAGACCCTGCAGCGGCCGGCACGACTCGAGCGCTTTCCTCGGAACTACTTCGGGACTATCATCATCGACGAGGCCCACCATTCCATCACCGACGGCTACCGCCGCATCCTCGACTACTTCGGCAGTGCGAAGGTCCTGGGCGTGACCGCTACCCCCGACCGGGGCGATATGCGAAACCTCGGCGAGGTGTTCGACA